TGCTGCTTGCGACATCACGCATCGCCTGAATGGCGCCCGCCGAGTCGGCCGCCATCTTTGACATGGCGTCCTTGAACCCTTGCCGGTATCGCCTGATTCCGGTTTCGTCCACCTGGTAGCTCAAGACAGCCACTACTTCACTTACAACGGTCATCGTTACCTCGCCTTCCGTTCTGACGCGGATTGCGCCGCCTCCTGGGCATCCATCAGAGCGTTCAGCTTCAGGATGTCCAGGAGGTCGACGTCACCGCGTTTGACGGCGTCCAAACTGACATGGCGGGCCAGGATGGGCCGCCAAATGATCAACTCTCGTTCGAAGCCTGCGTCGAACTGCCCGACAGACTCGCCAGCTTCTCGCGGGCCGGACCAAAGCGGCCGACCCAACGCGCCAAAGGGCCGGCGAAGTTGTGCTCAAGAATGTGAAACAGCAGTTCCAGGATTTCGGCGTAATCGGTAAACGCCAAACCACGATGCGCGGCGGTGAGCTTCTGGGGCTCGCGCCCCACCAGCTCAAAGCTGATCAGCTCCGGGTCGATCAGGCGCTCGGCCCAGCCGCCCAGCGCGTCGCCGCCCAGCTTGGCCGACAGCTCGCGAAAGGCGTTCAGCATGGCGCTTTCATCGCGTTCCTGCGTGGGGTTATCGCTGCCGAACGCGGTGGTCAGCATCGAACCGGCCGCCGGCAGCACTTCCTTTTGCAGATCGCCCAGCAGCTTGAGCTGACGGAACGGATCAAAGCGGGAAATACGGAAGATCGTCGTACCGATGACCACTTCCTTGATCGCGACCATCAGGCGTTACCTCCGACCACGTTGATGGCCTGGCCGGTTTCGATCGTCCATTCGCGGGAGCCGACCTTCGCGCCGTAGCCGGCGTCCGGCATCTTCACGATCCATGCCGAGTCCGACGCATGCAGAGACAAACCGCGCAGATCGGTAATCGAAATCGGGAAGGCGCCATTGCCCTCGGTGGCCTTGTCGGCCTGATGCAGCGCCGACAAGGCTGCATTGCTGGCGCTGGTCTGCATCAGCGTGAGCTTGATGCTCAGGCGCGAATTGCGCGACATGGAGCGCGACACCTCGCCGTCGATACCGACGACGGATGCAATGCCATCGCCCAGTTCGGTGACGGTCACGAAGTTGTCTTCAGCCAAGCCGGAGATGGGCAGCGCGCCCACCACGATCTTCACCTGGTTCGGTGCGTAAGTTTTGACGGACATGGAAATACCCCGATTACAGTTGTTGGTAGGTGAGGTTGCCTTTGATCTCGGCAACATGGATGGCGCCCGCCAGACGGGCGCTGAACTTCAGGTCACGCAGAATGCGATTGGCCTTGTCATTCGTGGAGATGCCAGCAGCGCGCGGCACGGTGATCACGAAGCCGGGAATCGTGCGGCCAGCGTCATCGATCTCGTCGGGCGCGATCAGGCCACGGCTTTGACCAAGCAGCAGTGCCTGGCGAATGCCATTGACCAGAATCTGGATGCCCACGTCGGTGTAGGGCACCTTGCCGTTGGCGTTGATCAATTGCGACGCCACGTTGATCTTCACCTGCTCGGCCAGCCAGTCGCGGCCGCGGATCACGTCGATCCATTCGCCGGCGGCGACCTTGCCGTTCTGGGTGACCGCGAAGTTGCGCATCTGCTCGAACGTATTGGCGTTCTTCGCGTGGGCTGCCAGCGCCTGGGATTCGCTCAGGTTGTCGTAGGTGACGCCCGAGAGCCGCGTGTTCGCCCACGTTTCGCCGCCGGGATAGAAGGTGAAGCGGTTGGCAGTGACCGCGGCTTCCAGCGCTTCGGCGCGAGCCTGCCCGTGGAACCAGACATGCGTCCGGAAGTATTGCTTCTGCTGGCACTTCGAGGCGATGTCGCTGGAGACGGCGGCATCGATGATGCCGGCCTGGTCGCTGGACACACCGAACAGGCGCTCGTTGGATTCGACCCATTCGGCGGCGTCCAGCACGTCGGCTTCAACGCGGCTGGCCAGGGCCACGCCATACCAGTCGCCGTTCTCGCGCAGGCAGGCATTCAGCGCGGCGGACGGGGTTTCGGTGCTCTCGGGCGCCGACAACTGCAGGTTGCCCTTGACGGCGATGGCGACCGCTTGCCCCGCTTGCTTGGCGGTGACCGACACTTCGGCACCGACGGCCGTCGCGGTTGCCGGCGCATTGGTCTGGCCGATAGCCGTGACCAGGGCGGTGGCGATCGTCTGCGGCGTGCTGTCGGCCAAGCCCGTGGCAGACACGTCGGCGCTTTGCACCGCGCCGTTCGCGTCGCGCCACGACAGCGTGACCACGTAGTCCGATGCGGTGGCGCGCGTCACCGTCACGCGCGAGGAATCCACCTGACGGCGGCCGACAAAAACGCGAGAGACGGTCGGGATCTGCTTGAAGGCATCGCGTACCGCGACGTACAGGGGGTCGGTCGGCGCGATGCCCATGTCGAGCAATTCGCCCGCCTCGGTCACTGCCAGGACGCGGTTGACGGCCAGCGCATGCGCGCCGAGGATCAGGATGTCAGAGAAGTTCTGCTCCTTGATCGCCGTGGTGTTCAGCGAGATCGCCACGTTGACGATCCGGTCGATTTTTGCCATTTGCGGCTCCAAAAAAAAGCCGCCCGAAGGCGGCAGCACAGCGTTAGGAAGACCGGGGACGCTACGGCGCCGTCACGATCTCCGCGGAGAATGGGGTTTGCAGGGAAGGCTGGAGCCCTCCCGTCGTGGTGAGGGTGCCAGTCACCGTTTCGATGACGCCCACGAAATCGACATAGGTCTGCGCATAGCGGATGCCTAGCTCGCGCACGCCCAGCCGCTCGCTGGCGGCGCCGGCACTTTCGCGCGGTACAAGCTGCAGGCGGCCGACGTCGAACAATGCCAGGGCCAGGGCTTCGGCGCGTTCCTCGTAGACGGGGTGGCGCAAGGTCAAGCCAATCTTGTCCAGCACGTCGTAGGCGGCTGCGCCGACACTGCGCAGTTCGACGGTGGCATCGCGGTGATCATGAACGGGCTGGTTGCCGTTATCGTCGACCAAGCCTTCTTCGGCCGGACCCGCCTCGACCCACCGCACCGCCATCGCGATGTAGGGCGGCAAGGCGCCAGGCTCCACCTGGTCGGAAGGGATGACGGGAACACCGCCCGCGGCGGCCGTCACCAGCGTCAGAATTGCGTTCTCGGGAGTCATGGCGGCCTCGGTGATGGATCGGAAAAAACAAAGCCCGCGAACCGTGGAGGTTGGCGGGCTGCATTTCGTGTGGGCGCAATGCCCCGCGGCTATTGTCTCAAATCCGGTCCTAAATGGCGCGTGTTTTTCTGAAGTGCGTGTCCCAATTCCGACCATGCATACGTGGCGGACTTCGTATTACCGCCGCAGCGCTGCACGTGGCCCGCATCCAGCAAATGATCCAGCACACGGCGGGCGCCTCGGCGCATGGCCTCTTGCGACGCAGGCGCCAGGGGCATGCCGCGGCTGACATGGCGCAGGATCTCCGCCATCCTGAATTCCCGCCCCGGATACGCGGCCAACAGATCAATGACCTCGTGCGCGTACTTCATTTGAACGCCCTCCATACCTGCTGCTTGAAACTTCCCAGCGCCACCTTGTAGTACGGCAGCGTGATGCCGATAACGCGGCACGCCTTGTCCTGACGCAAATGCGCGGGCAGGTCGCCGTATTCCGCACGGCGCGTGTATTCCGCCTGGATGATGCGACGCTCGGCCAGAGGCAAAGCTTCGTACAGGGCATGCACCTTGTATGCGCGCTCATGGTTCACCGGAATGCGTATGGGCTCGTCGTCGTCATCGTGGCCGGGCTGCGGCGGAAACTCGCACACGTCCGGCATTGCTTGCGCCATCCGACGCGGGCCTGGCCAATCGCCTTCCCACTGCGACCGCATCCAGTTGCGGATCTCGTCTTCCACCCAACGTGGCAATCCTTCTTCCATTCCACACCTCGTCTCAATTCCATTGATGGCAATTCGGGCGAGCCCTTCGTCTCGCATACGCCGCCCGGATACGAATCGCTTGCTCATGGGGTTTGCTGATGGAAGGTGCCTTTGGCGACCGTCAGCATTTCCGCGATCGCTTTCGTGGGATGTCCTCCCATTGCGATCCGCGCTTCCCATCGATCGATCCACTCGCGATGCGACCGGCTGCGGGGCTCCAGCAGCTGGCCCGCGCCCATCGCCCTGAGTGCAGCCTCGGCTTGGGCGCGCGTGGCGAGGGTCTGGCCTGGCGCGGGCAACGCCGCACGCGGCGGCGGAATTTCTGGCCATGCCCCCTTGCCCAGTTCTTCAGACAACGTCCTTTCCCAGCGCACCTTCATCGACCCGTAGTTGCTGTTCAGAAGATCCACCGTGCTGACACCCACTGCCGCCCAATAAACGGCGGGATGCGACCAGCAGCCGCTTTCGCCCCGACGCCGCGCCGACATGCCACGCACGGCCTCGTGATAGGCCACTTCCGGCGTCAACCACGGGCAACACAGCTTCAGGAACTCCGGCAGCGTCGGCGGCCACTCCCGCGCCAGGCACGCCATCAAGCCGCGCCTGACCTGCGGCTCGTCAAGCCCTGCCAATTTCTGGTTCCAAGAGTCTTTCAGTTCGCGCGGCGTCAGGCCTTCCCACTGCTGCGCGAACTTCGCGCCGTAGAGCAGGTGCATTTCACGAACGACCAGTGCCCCCAGCCCCGCCGATGCGTCAGCGACTTGCATCGATCACTCCCATGTCGATCTCGTTGCGAGCATGACTTTCAGCCAGCACGCTACGCAGCTCCGACGACCAATCCGCCCGCTGCCGCGCCCGGTTGGCGGGCGCGGCACGAGCGGTATCACGCGGCGGGAACAGGCCCAGGTAACCGCTGGCAATGCTGTGGGCGATAACGGCGTGTGGGGCAATGCCGTCAGCCCGGTAACCCGCAAGTTGCTGCAACTGGCGCCGCGCGCCCTCCTCCGTTATCGGTTTCTTGCGGTCTTTTCGATCGGCTACCCAACTTTTCCAGTCCGCGGGATCCAGCCATTCAGGCAACGCTATCGCCGCGGCGTCGAATCCGGCTCTGCGAGGGCACGGCGTTGGAACGGATTCTTGCTGGCTTCTGGTTCCTGGTTCTAGTTCTGGTTCCTGGTTAGTTGCGTCGACGTTCAACGGATGTTGAACAGCCTCGGCGCCCACGCCGAGCTTGCGGTGCTGCGCCTGCCGTGCCCGCTTTGCGGCGCTAGCCTTGCCCGCGACGGACTTCGCCTCCTTGTTGCCGTGATAGCGGGCGATCTCCGCGTCGCAGCGGGCATGCCTCCAGCCGTGCTCCGTTGCAGCAAAAAACTCGTTCAATACTTGGGAAACGGCGGCCTGTTCCTCATCGGACCGCGCGATCAGCAAACGGCACAGCTTGTCGACGTCCCGGGACAAGGGGGCCTCCGTGTCGTAATAGAGTTCGATCAAGTCGCGGTACACGCTGCGTTCAATACGCGTGAGGTGCCGGGTCGCGCTGTTGAAATCGCCAATGTGGTGGGGGTAGTAGTTCATTGCGCC